TGAGGGTGATCTCCGCCTGAGCCTGGATGCCCTTGATGTACGAATCGACCAGGGGCTTCGGGATGCCTTTGGCCTCAAGGGCTTTGATCGACGCTTCACTCAGGGAGCCGGTGTTGGAATACTCGGCGGTGAGGGCGTTGATGTCGAAGCCCTGAGACTCTGCCGGGGTGTCGGGAGCCTTGGTAGCCTCGGTGGGGATGGCCGAAGGGGTCTGCGGAGTCGGGGCCGGAGCCTGACCGCCGAGACGTTTCTCAAGGTTGGTGTACGCCTTGGCGAGTTCATCGACCTTGGGCTTCCCGCCCTGAGCATCCCAGAACTTCTCGGGGATGTACTCAGGGCGGGTGGGGGAAGTGGGAGCTTGTGGGATCAGGGACGGACCCGGAGCCGCGGGGAGCGTGTTGATGGTCGTGTCTGACATTACATTCCTTGCTGAGCCTGAGCCGCACCGGCTACAGCGTTGACCACGTTGGGGCCAACCTTCTGAGCGAGTGCGGCGTTCTGAGCCTGAGCCTGCTGCTGCTGGATCTCATCCTCGGACTTGACAAGTTCCTTGGAGTCCTGAGAGAGAGCCGCAGCTCGTCGGCGGAGGTAGTTGGGGATCTTGATGTACTCGATCGCCTGTGGGCCGAGAATCTCTGCGGCACCTCGGATGAACTCATCGAGGGCTTGGAGATCAGCCGTGCGGCCTAGAGCGTCGATGCCGCCAACGATCGTGATGTCCACGGTGTCGTCGGGGAGGTCTGGGAGTTCCTTCTTCTGCTCCATCCGGTACTTGATCCACCGGACCAGCGGGAGCTGGTACTCGGCGGCAAGGGTGGAGTAGATGCCAGCGTTGGACGAATCGGCCTCGTTAGCGATCAGCCGGATCTCTTCTGCGGTGACTCGCTCCGCATCGCGGCGGAGGTTGATGGTCATAAGGAAGACCGCAGAGAGACGCTGGATGATCGAACTCAGGGCTTCCTGAGCGGCCTGAAGGTCGAGCTGCTTGTTGATCTGAGGGACCGTGACATCCTCGGCAGAGCCGGGACGGACGGCTCCTGACTCCGCATCCACCACATCGGCAATGTCGGTGACACCGCCAGGGTTGACGAGATACAGGAGCTTGCTCGCAGCGAGTGCGTAGGCGATGACCGACTGGTGGAGCGACTCCACCGCCGAGACATCTCCGGCGTAGTCCTCAAGCAGGGACCGAGCGTAGTGCTCTCCGTCCACCTTGCCCCAGCGAAGGGCGAGGAAGCGGGGGGTGTCCTTGGGGTACTGGCCCTTTGACTTCGGGATAACGACATCTTCCACTTCCTGATGGATCTTCCAGAGGTTCTTCTCCAGCTTGATCCAGGTGTAGATGTCGTACTCGTCCATCTTCTGACGTTCGGGCTGATTCAAGTTCTGCCGGTTGATCTGTTGGATCACCTCCTCGGTTAGGGCAGAACGGGCAACGCTCTCCTTCAGGAGGAGCTCGACAAGGTTGCCCTCACGGTCTCGAACGCAGACGAATGAGTGGAGCGGGTAGACCTTGGGATTCGGAGCACCGAGATCGACCGCGACATTGCCCGAGACCTGGAGGTGCTGGGCGATGACGTTGCACGTTCGGCGGTGGCCGAGCGATTCGATCTGGCGGTGGATGAGGGATTCGGCGTTGGAGAGAGCCTCAAGGATCTCTCCGGGTACATCGAGGCCGGTACTCGCCGCGGCCTCTTCGAGCTGCCGAGCCACCTTGGGCTTGGGCTCGAAGCGGAACGGGCGACGGTTCGGGGGGAGGAGCGAAAGAGTGAGCTTTGAAGCGAAGCCTGAGACACCCTGGGCAACGAATGACTGCCACGGCTTGTAGAACTCGGTGCTTTCAGAGGCACCGTCAGGGGGGTAGAGACGGGGAAGCGAGTGCTTCGCCATGTCTCTTGCACGTCTCAGGTACGGCTCGCGTTTTTCGGCGAGCTTCTTGTAGCGTTCACAGGCAGTCACTCGCCCCAGAGGGGACGTTGCCATTGGTTAGTTGAGTCCCTTTGTGGCTCCGGGAAGGAGCAGGTCGTTTCGGAAGGCAGAGAGGCCGGTGGGTGCGTTCGGAGCGGCCTTACGCTTGGCCGTAGGTGCGGCCACGGGAGAGGTCTGCTCGGGTGCCTTGGGTGGCGTCGGAGCAGGGGGCGGGGCAGAGGCGGCGGGAACCGCCTTGGGGCCGCTCGGGAACAGACACATGCGGTCAGACTCCTATGGGTTTGTCGAGCTTTGCTCGGGTCTTTGCGTCGATGGCTTTGTGCCATGTCTCGATCTTCGAGATCAGCTCTTGCCTCCCGGCCTCCATCCAGATCTCACGATCGGACTGCTTGGCTTGGGGCGGCTTGAGAGGGAACACCTTCTTGAGGTGATCCACCAACGACTTCGGTACTTCAAGTCCTTCGATCAAGCGTCGTCGTCCTTTGGTGGAAGGGTCATCGGCGGGATGTCAGAATGGGGAATGGGCTTGCCGGTTCGCAGCTCAATCACTTGCTTGCCGAGAGTCTTCAGAATGAAGATCTCGAACAGTGAGCCGCGGGAATGTTTCCAACCCGGCAGGGCCACCCCCATCGTGGCGTCAGAGAGATGGCGGATGTCGCGTGCGAGGTATGCCTCCCACGTTTCCTCCCCCTTGATGGGGTCGGTTTCATCCAGCTCATCGGGGGAAATGACAACCGCCCCGAGCTTCCGTAGCTTAGCGGCTACCTTGCGGAAGGCGGGGCGGTTATGGTCAGCGTAGCCGGTCATTGGACCGGTGATGTAGACGGTCTCACCTTTCAAGACGAAGGTGCTCCTTTGGAGGTGTAGTCGGGAAGTCCGTTCATAAGCGACTCCGGCAGGAGGCCGCGGGAGACCGCTTCCTCTTGGTGGATCATCGCCAGGACATTCCATGCGGCAGCGGAGAGGTGGTCCTCATCCCGCATACCTTCGAGGTGTTTGAACAGATGGCGGAGAGCGGAGTCGAGATACCGGGCTTGGGGTTGGCCCCGCTCCCAGTTTCGATCGCCGTACTTCACCGCCCCGTTCTCGAAGTGTTCAGCGAGTCGGCGGAGAGCGAGCGGGGAGAGCAGGTCGTATCGACCCTTGCCCTCTCGGGAATCCCGCTTCGATCCGGTGTCAAACTCCTCTCGTTGGCCGGAGTCTTTCACGGCTTCAAACTGAGGCAATAGGATCTCCTTCTGCGGTAATACTGGTAAGTGCCCCCCACGAAACAGGGAACAGGGGGGCCATGATCGAGTCCACCGCCTTCGCGTACTGCTGGATCTCCCACTGGGCGTGGGGGTCCAGGCGGAGGGAGCAGATGCGGTGGATGGCGGCGAGGGAGGCGGTCATCCAGATTTCGGTGTAGGTTGACAGGGGGAGGACCATGCGGGCCATCTCGGGGGCACAGCCTGCTTTGAGCATGGCCTCGTAAACACCCCGGCTTGCGTCGATGGCGAAGCCGTAAGCGGAGTCACAGGTGAGGTCAGAGCTGCCCTTGAGGACATCCCCGCTCCCCTGCTTGATCCCCCTCTCTGGCCTGCCCCGCCACTCCATCGGGATGTAGAACTCAGGCTCCGAATCCACATACCTCCGGCTCACCTCGTTGTACACCACTCCGACATTCGACTTCATCCACTGACGAGCGACGAAGATCGGGAGCTTGATGTGCAGGGTGACTTGCGGGTGGGCGAAGGGGGTCCAGTGCTTGTGCTTGGCGAGGTACTGGATGAGCCGCTTGTCGGCTTCGGTGAGGGACTCGCTGCGTTTGTTGAATGAGATCCGTGCAGCGTTGACCACGGTGAGGTCAGAGCCCATCACGGATTCGAGACGGACGAAACCTTTGTCGAGGACTTGGGTGGGTTCATTCACTCAGGGTTCCCTCCACCACCTCCACCGGAGGAAGCGGATTGCGAACCACCGCGACAGCCCTGTACACAACGAACTGAGTTCCGGGCGGGTACCGCTCCATTCGGGCCAAGTTAGCCTGCGGGATGGCTTCCTGCGGGGTCTTGGCGAGCATGTCCGTGCTGAGATTCTGCATCGGGTAAGCGAAATACGCTCCGATCACTTGCTTGGGGTCCATAGCCGAACCTTCCTTTCCTTGAAGTCATAATCACTCGCCCTACAGATTCTCGCCACGCGGGCCTGAACCAGGGCGTCATCTTCTGTCATGAGCCGCGAAGCGAACGCTTCAACAACTCCCTCCCATCCGCGATCGAGGAACTTCTGAGCCTTCTTTGGGCCGAGTCCTGGACAGCCTGGGTATCCGTCCGTGGGATCTCCCACGATGGTTTGGAACAGGTGGAACCGATCCGCTTCCTTCTCGGAGATCTCCACCACTCCCTCCTCGGACTTGTTCGGATTGAACAGCAGGCCGGGGATCTGCTTCATGTCCTTGTCCGAGGTGACGATCACCTTCTCGCCCTTGATCTTCGATCCGGTCGAGAGGATGCCAAGGATGTCGTCGGCTTCGAGACCGGGGCGTTGGTAGTTCTGATACTCGGCGATAAGGAACTCACGGAGTACGTCCAGAAGGACGGGCTTCTTCCCGTGGGTTCGGTGGGCTTTGTACGGGGGGTAGACCTCGTGACGCCAGTACTTGCGTGAGGAGCACGAAAGGCACACAATGATGTCCTTCGCGTTCACCGCTTCGAGCAGGGTCTCGATCGCTTCGCGGGCACGCTTGCGGACTCCGGCTTCATCCACCGATACCGACTCCACCCCGTCTCCCCAGTCGAAGCGGGACTCGGAGGTGGCAGCGATCTGGTACATGAAAACATCTGCGTCCAGCAAGAGGGTTCTAGCCACTCATAATCCTTTGGTAAAACTCCGCTAGCCGGAGCAGCTCAGCGAGGGACGCATCCCCCTTCAGTCGATTCGCTCTCGTCGAGACGACAAGGACGTTTCCCCGTACATAGCCCAGGCCAGGCTCAAGACGATCAAGAGAAGGAGCCCGATCGCCATTCCCACGAGCCATCGGAAAGCCGAAGACAGGGCATGTAGGGGGTATCTCAAAGTCTTCTTCAAAGAGGTCAAAGGGGACGCCAGCTTCTCTCGCTCTCCGCCGTGCGTCACGGAGGAGCTTCCGCTTGGGATGTCTGTATTCATAACTAATGGGTCTCTGCCCAGTTCCTTCCGATCTTGAACTCACCATCGGTGGGGATTCTCAGGTTGAAGTCTCGCCCCGCTTGGCGGAACGCTTCCACGGCGATCTTGCCGACCGTCTCGGCGTGCTCCGGGGGAGCCTCGATCTGAACTTCGTCGTGGATGTGAAGGAGCAGGCGAGCGTCGTACTTCGGGAACTCACGGGCCATGAGGACCGTTCCCCGCTTGACGACCAGAGCACCTGCTGACTGGAGCACGGTGTTGAGAGCGGAGTGAGCAGAGCGAACGTGGAGCCGTCTCCCGTCCAATCCGTTGAGGTACGGACGCTTCGCCAAGGTCGCCTCGATGCTCGCCATGAGGCGGGCATACGCGGGGATCTTCTCGAACATCCGGTCCCGAGCCCACTGACCACGCTTGATGTTGGCGAGGGCTTCCTTTGTCAGGGCTCCCTCTGACTTCATCTTCCCGGCGATGTACTTGTTCCGCTTGCTTAGGGCCGTGGCTTGGGCCTCGGCTTCGGCAGAGGCTTCCAAGGGGCCAAGGCTACTTCCAAGTTTCTCATCTCCGGCCCCGTAGATCAGGGCGTAGATTCCGGTCTTGGCAGAGTTCCGTCCTTCCTTGCCTGGGGGAAGTCCAAACACGGATTGGTTGAAGGTATGTACATCTCCGTCGAGTACGGTGCGACCGTACTCACCGGAATCGAACGCGGCGAGGTAGTGGGAGAGCATCCGGAGTTCGAGGCCGGAGGCGTCCGCACCGACGAGGACTTTGCCCGGCGAGGGCTCGAAGAGGCTTCGGCACTCTTGGCCGAACGGCGTGCCGACCCGCGGGACTTGGGCGAGGTTGGGCGACGAGTGCGTGCAGCGGCCCGTGACCGCCCCGTTCGTGTTGACCGAGCCATGAATCCTCCCTTGTTTGGTTGCCAGTTTCATCCATGCCTGAGCACCTTCTGCGATCTGCCCGATGCGTTTCTGTAGGAGGAAGAACTCCGCCAGCTTCTTCGCCTCCGGGTAGGGCAGACTCTCAAGAGTCGTTTCATCCACCTGCGGGAGACCCGTCTCGGTTCTCCTCGCGGGCTTCCAACCGAGCTTCATAAGCCGATCAGCGATCTGCTGACGGCTCGCCGGGTTGAAGGGGGTTGTCTTCTTCTTGGTCTTGAGCTGCTTGACGTTGGGCTCGAAGGTCTCTTCCATCTCCATGCGGAGAGCGGCTCGACGGGCGGCGAGGTCTGCGTACAGAGCAGCGGCCTTGGTCGAGTTGAAGCAGACTCCCGTGCGTTCCATCTCCGCGATCACTTCTTGGAACTCATGCTCCAGCTCGATCGCTCTCTCGCTGTAGGCCAGCGAGTTGAAGTGACTGAGCAGAGCCTTCGTCACCACCACATCCTGCTCGCAGTATCGCTGCATCTGCGGAGTCCATTCGGACCAGTCGGCTGTTCTGCCGAACGAGTCCTTCAGAACACCGAGTCGATAGCCCCATGCTTCGAGAGAGTGGGAGCCGATGAGCCGAGCCGGGAAGCGGGGGTCTTTGCGGACCCGTCCCCGGTCGAGTTCTTCGAGGTTGGTGTAGATGAGCCGGGAGTACCTGAGGGTGTCTCGGACCTTTCCGTCCCACCGCCACTCGGGGGCGAGCTTGCGGAGGATGGGGAGATCGAACACCAGTGCGTTGTGACCGATGAGAAGGTCAGCCGAGGCGAGAGCATCGAGGCCGTCCTCGATGGTCCCGCTCGTGCGGTCCCGGTCTTGATGGTCGTGGTAGGAGTGGCGTTGATTGGTCTGTAGGTCGAGCGTGACGAGGGAGTGGATCTTCGTGGAGTCGCCGAGTCCGTTGGTCTCGATGTCGAAGATCAATGTATTCAATCAGGCTCCGTTTCGATCGTTATGCGAACCCGGCGACCCGGCTCTCCGTTGTCATCGGTGGTCAGGGCGACTTCGTGGATCGCAGTCCCCATCGCTTCCTTGATGTAGACCGCAACAATGTCGTGGACTTCCTCCACGGGGCTCTCGGGGAACAGAACCCCGAAATCGATTGTCGTTGTCTTTGATTCGCTCATAGCTCGCTTCCTGCTTGGACGGTCGAGAATCCGTATTCGCTAAGCCGCCCGGTGTCTTTATCCCACACCAGAGTCCCGGCTTCGCCGAGTTCTCCGGTGTAACGGTTCTTCAGAACGCGGAGAGTGGTCTGGTCCTTGACCTCATCATCCTGCTGGTCACGTTCCAGTCCAACAACAATGTCCGACATCTGCCCAATGCCTCCCGATCCGCGGAGCTGGTTCAGCGATGTCCTGCCCCCCTCCTCGTGGCCCTTCTTCTCGGGCCGCTTGAGGTGGGAGACAATCAACATCCGGCAGTTGGCCTCTTGAACGAACGAGCGGAGGTTGGTCATTAGAACGTCAATGGCCTTCCGCTCGTCGTTCTCCTCGTTGCCCGAGACCACGATGGAGATATGGTCAAGGAGGATCGTGTCACACCCGCACCCCTTCACGAGGTAGCGGATCTTCGCAAGTAGATTGTCGGATTCCAAAGAGCCAAAATGGTCGTATAAGTAGAACCGACCGGAGCCAACGGTCTTCTGTAGGGCGGTGCGGAGTTCGTCCTTGTCCACGAGGGAGCGATCGACATTCAC